GAGTTCTTCGTTGGCCAGGTGATCTTAATACCATGGTCAGAGAAGTACTTTTGGACTTTGAAGAAGTCGAACTTGTCGGCGGCGGCGGTGGAGACAGAGACGATCACATCATCTCCATAGCAACTCATTGTCACGTTTCGGTCAAAATCCATCTCGTTGGTCAGATCTGAAAAGGCAAGCCTCAACAGAAACTGATTCACAAGTGAATTGATCTGAGCGGTGACGGGATTTCCGGATGGATTTCCAAAGTCGCTGTGGAAGATGTGGCGTCCGTTCTGGTAGTAGGTGTCAAATACGGAAAACCAGAGGTTGCGGCGGATGATCTGATCACGCTCGAACCTTCCTCGTTCAGCAGAGTATTCTGGGTAGTTTTGCAATGGGATACCAGCCCGCATTTCCGAGTAGTCAAGGGAGCGATCGATGTCAAAGACATGGGCGAAGACTGATTCGTACCACTTCAAGACGACTACACACCCGGCTTGGATAAGCTGAGCAGGTAGTTTCTTGTCGTAGGCAGAGTAGTCAAATCCGAAGTGGAAAGAATGTTTCTGATGGAGATCCATCATGATTTTCCATTCCGAGCTTCGAGTGTTCAGGCCGATCTTGATGTCATTGACGTTGTGAGCAGCTCCGACGATTCCAACAAAGTTTGAGAAGTACTTTCTGAAGAGCCAGGTGATCTCGAACGGCAGAGTGGAGATGGTTCGAGCTTGGTGGATCTTGTTCAGAGGGCGGCGTTCGTCTTTGTTGAAGATGGTAGAGAGGACAGTGGTGGTGGTGTGTTGGAGCTTCTGTTCGATCTTGGAGATGGTTCGGCGGATCACTGGTTCGAGAGCGTAGGGGCGGCGGTTTTCGTTTGTACCTTCGTACAGAAAGAAACTTTGCTTTCCCTTGGTCTTGACACGGCGATTTCCTTGCTCATCATCGTAGTAGCTAGAACAGACATTCCATGGCCAGCCGGGAGAGGTGGAGGGCGTGATTCCAACAACGTTGATTCCGAATCCTTGGCAATTTTCTTTGTCAGACAGAGTTTCCCAACGATCAGACCAGAATGTATCATCAAAAGACGAATACAGAGAGGCGAGATCATTGGTGATTCTGGAGACCTTCCAATTGTTGAAGAGAGGAACGTTGGTAGAACCGGTGGGTGTTGGATACCGTTTGCCGACAGTCATTTTGCGGATGGAAGCGTCTTGTGCGAAGTGGATGCTGGATTCCGTTCTTGTTGCTGCAAGTATCGCCGGGGCGGTAGTTGAATCTGCGAGGACGTGCAGACAAGAAGG